GGTGGGCCGACACCCGCGCGTACTCCGCCGCAACCCAGGCCCAGATGCTGGGCACCAGGACCGTGGTGATGGCAACCCCCAGCCCGACGAGGATTTCTTTGTGGTCGCGGACGAAGCCGATCACCTGTTCCAGCCCCTCGCGAAGCGGTGGCAGGGCCCTCTCTCCGAGTTCAAGCGCCTTTTCTGCCAGCAGCTTCATCGGCGGGAGGACGTGCTCGGAGAGCAACTGACCCAGTGCCTGCAGCTTCGGCAGCAGGTCCTTTTCCCATGTTGCTACGAGTGCGCCGATCACCTCGCCGCCAAGCGCTATCAGCAGAGGGATGAGTTCGTCCCGCACGAATGCGGCCCCAGCCATAACGGCCGGGATGAGCGTGTCCTTCAGGAGCAGCGCGAATTCCCCCATCGCCTGGGCCGCCGGTTGCATCCAACCAGGTAGACTTGCGAGGTAGTCGTTCAGCGTATCGCCATCTTCCACGACGACGCGGAGGTACTGGCTGAGCGATTTCAGGACGCCAACGACCGATTCGATCGATCCTGAGATACCATCGATAGCCCGCCCCACGGCCCCGAAGAGGGGCACCGCCAGGGTCGCCAGCTGCGTCGTGACCGCCGTGAACGCCGGCATCAGGCCCATGGCCAGCGCCTCCTTGGCTTCTTTGATGCGCGCGGTCATCTCCGCCTTCTTCCGGGCAGCGCTGTCCGCGCCGTCCGCGAACGCCTTCTGCGCGTCGGTCGACTTTTCGAAGATCAGCTCCTGGATGGCGAGCGCCTGTGCCTGCTCGAGCGCCGAACCTGTCAGGTCCTTCTGCCCCTTCTCGAGCAGCCGCTGCGACACGTCGGCCGCGCTGATGCTGATGCCCAGCTCCTTCAGGCCGTCGGTCTCGCCGAGATACGCCTTTGTGAGGATGGCGGAGACCTCGGCGGCCGACTTCGCCCCGCCGCTCCACTCCGCCAGAGCGCCCGCGAGGCCGATAGTCCTCGTGCTCATCTGCGCGGCCGCCTCGCGGGTCATGCCCATCGGGATGAGGAGGTCCGCCAGCCCGGCCGCGAGGTTCGTCGCCTCGTTCTTCGTGAGCCCCATGGCGCCGGCGTTGGCCTTCGCCCAGTCCTGGACCACGCCGATCTGGTCGCCGAAAACGATGTTGGCCTTGTTCATCTGTAGCTCGAGGTCGCGCGCCAGGTCGCTCAGGCCCTTCAGCGCCGCGGGCGCCTTCATGATGGCGCCGCCCAGGACGAACCCCGCGGCGGTCGACGCCACCGCCGTGAAGGTCCCGCCGAGGCCCTTCATGGCCGCGGACAACTTGCCGCCGCTGCTTTCGACCTGCGACATTGCGTCCTGCAGCGGCTTCGGGTTGCCGATGAACGTGATCTCGAGTGTGCGCGCCGCCATCACCCAGAGGCTGGCGCATGCCGCGCTCTAGCGGTTCTACGGCCGCCCGGCTAGCAGCCGCCCATGATGCTCGCGATACGCCGCGAACTCATCCCGCGTCAGCGCCCAGAACTCGCCCGGCGAGAGCCCGTAGACCTGCGAGAGCTCCGGGAGCCAGCTGAGATACTGTTCGCGGAGTTTGCCGCCGCGCCGGCCCCGGTAGGGACCATCCCCGCCAGGTCCTCCAGCCTCATGCGGCGCGCGCCCTCGATCGTCAGCGACGGGTCCGCCCGGCGGCCGATGATCCACGCGAACGCCAGGAGGTCCTTGACGGTCGGCCTGAACTCCTCGGGCAGGTTCATCGGGTCGCGCCCGGTCACCTCCTCGAAGTCGGCCAGCTCCCCGATGGTCAAGTCGCTCAGGTCGAATTGCATCCTTTATCCCTCCCTCGTCTGGAACACCTCATCGAAGAGGTTGTTCCAGTCCTCGGCTGCCGTCCGGATGCGCTTTCGCACCAGCGGGTACAGCACGTATCCATCACGGCCGCGGTGCTCCGGGAACTGCCGCGTCCTGGTCCGGACGAGGCGTCTGCTGTGGCGGTTGCCTTGCGCCGCGGCCCGGCCAACCGCACTCGTGGTTTGCCTGCCCCCACCGAGTCCGCGGCTCCCCCCGAACTCGTGGCCGAAAAACGCGGGTGCTCGCGCGCCGCCGGCGATGACTCGCGCCTCCCGGCCCGAGGCAGAAGCGCGGATGCTATCACGGGAACGGCCGATGCTGCCGCGGCCGCTCGGCCGCATGCGCACCGGACCCAGGCGGATGGCCGATACCTGCGCCACTGACCGGTAGAACTTTGAGCGCGCATCGCTGGCGACGTCATCCACCAGTCGCTTGTTCACCTGTTGCAACCGCCTGGCCGTCTCCGGGTTCGCGCGCCGGAGCTCCTGCTGCAGCTCGCGCAGCCCCCGGACCTCCGTCATCAGCGAGAAATCGCGCTCGCGGCTCATCAGCTCGCCGTGTCGCTCGTCTTGATGACCAGGCTGATGACCGGGTCCGTCCCGTTGTTCAGGGCCTCAAACTCCATCGGCTGCATCACTACGTCGGGGCCGCCCACCGCCGGATTTTTCCCGTTGTACGCGATCGCCGGGATGGTCACCGTGAGGCTGAACGGCACCGCCGTGGTGGGGATGAGCGTCGGCGAGGTGAACGTCAGCACCAGGTTCGCGACCACCGTGCCGGCCACCCACGCCGCGTATTTCGTCAGGTCCTCGAACTCGCACTCGATGGCGCCGGTGATGGAGGCGATGGCGTTGGCCAGCGGCTCCTTCTTGGCGTTCGTCAGGCCCCGGCGGTCGGTCGCGAGGCCGTTTGACCCCTTGATACTGGCGCTCTTGACGAACGTGGTGGACCCGTTGATGGTCAGCGCCCCTTCGGTGAAAACGAAAGGCTCCAGGGCAGTGGGATAGCTGGGCGATGCCAGGCTGGTGCTGGTGACGACCGTCTTCGCGTCAACCGTCGCGGTCAGCTTCAGCGCCTGATCAACCGCGCACTTGAGCTCCCATTCAGTGATTTTGCAACCCTGGAACGTAAACGGCTGGACGGTGCCGCTGACATCCGGACGGCCGACTTGAACTGTGAGAGCCTTGCCCTGGAGCGCGTTGGCGTCCGGGATGATGGTGTGGGTTTTGTCCGCCCCGGCGCCGGTTACGGTGTTCTGCCCGATGCAGTGCTCGAGCAGGAGGCCGAACCCCTTGTTCATCACGACGAACGACGCCGTGCCACGAGCCCCGCGAATGTACGCCTTCCGCCGGTCGCTCCGGAGGAACCGCCCCGCGCCCAGCTGCGGCATCCGGATGATCCCGACATCGGTGTCGATCGACTCCGACTCGAACTCGTAGAACCGGTCCACGGTTGCGGGTGTGTCGTAGTCGGCCTGGGCTTTGATGCCGATTTGGGCGGCGAGACCGGTTTTCAGGGCCATGGCGGCTTACTCCTCCGCGGGTGTCTCCTCAGTTTTCCCGCGGCCACGGGCTGGCGGATCGTCCCGTGCCCAGTTGTCTGTCTGTTCGAGCAGCCGCTCGGCGATCGCATCTGGGATATCGACAGGCACGCCCCTGCGCACCTCATAGGGATAGCCGGTCTGCTGGTTCGTCCAGGCGGCCACTTCAACCTCCTGGAACATGCCGATGTACCTCACGCGCATTTACGAACTCCTCAAGTCGCGGTTCACCAGGATCTCGAAATCCAGCTGACACCAACGGCCCGCCGGCGTCGCCCCCTGGTCCAGGTCGTAGGCTGACACCTGCGCGACCTTGACGGTGTTGTCCACCGCCGGGTCGACGCGCAGGCAGTCCTCGATTTCGGCGAGCAGTGCGAACGCCCTGGACCGCACCTCGCGGATGACCGATTCGTTCTTCCCGGCGCGGGTCACCCAGATGGTGGCCTCGACCGTGAACTCCTCGTCCCGCCGGCGGTTGCCCACCATCCCCCAGCGCTGGTCCGCACGGACGGCCGTCAGCTGGATGCTCTCCAGAGCGGCACTGTCGCCGCCCAGCCAGCCGGTGGCGATCTGCACGCCGGCGAGGTTCGCCCGCAGCGCCAGCTTGTCGGCCAGGGCGATCATGAACGCGTCCACCACGCTCGTGACCGTGGCCATCAGGCGATCCCCGGCAGTTTCGCGGAATAGCGTCTCAGCACCTCATCCACCTCGGGGATGCCGAACCATGCGCCGCGCTGCCCGGGCGTAGCCAGCTGGAACGTGCCCAGCTCGTCCACCTGGCTGAGCGCGTTCCGGGGGAGGTTGTTGCCGGCCAGGTGGTCGCGGAGCACCCACAGCGCCGCGCGCTTCACCTCGAGCGGGACGCGCTCCCAGCCGTGGGTGTAGTCGACCCGGATGTTTCGCTGCCCGTAGCTCCAGCTACCCAGCGTCTCCCGGATCAGCCGCCCGTTGGGAGAGAGCAACAGATCCGCCAGATCATCCGGCGTGAATGACGTCCACGTCGTCGTCCCCCTCTCCCGGATGGCCACGGCGCTCACCGCCTGGCAGCGCATCGACGGCAACCAGAGCGCGATACTCCCATCGCCATCGCAGATGCTCCGCGTCGCCCTCGTCCCGAAGGCGACGCCCGTGATCTCCTCGAACGCTTCCGCGATCCGGTCGCGCATGGTCAGTACGGCTATATCGGGGTAGGCCGTCTCAGACGACAGGGCCCCATGGTCGAACGCCCGCGCCTCGGACAGGGTGAACAGCACGTCACCAGCGATCTCATGGTACGTCACCACCACCTGCGCCTGCCCACCCTCGACCGTGAACGACCACTCGGCCCGGAGTCGCACGGGCGTGGCCGTCTGTGCGGCTGTCAGCGATATCCGGAGCTTGCCGGGAGTCGGCTCGATCACCGTGGGGCTGGCGACGAACGTCGCCCCCGTGTCCGCGTTTGTGAGCACGCACGCCGGCGCCGGCGCTGCCGCGATGTCGACGAGGTCCCCGTCCTGGTAGACGGAGACCTCGATGTCGGCCGCGGTGCCGGCCAGGATGCGGGGCGAGTCGAGCCGCTCGGTCACGGCCGTCATGGGCTACTCCTCGCCGGACGAATCTCCGCCGTCGCCGCCCTCGAGCTGGTCGCCCTCGCCCGGTTCCGATTTCTCGCCCTCGCTCGAGGCGGGCTCGGCCGCGGGCGTCTTGGCCTTGGACTTGTTCGACTTGCTCGCCCGCGGGGGCGGCGCGGCCGTCGCCAGCGCCGGTCCGTCCCCGACCGGGTTGGCGTAGCCGCGGGCGATCAATGCGTCGGCGGTCGCCACATCGACCGAGACGACCTGGCCCGCGAGGAAGGTCCCCGCCGGGCCGGCCGCCGTCGTGTTCATCCGGATGGTGCGCTCGGCCATGGGTTAGGCCGTGCCTTCCGCCGGCGAGACGTGTGTCTCGCCCGAGACGTTCGTGCCGTGGCTCACCGGCTGCTTCGCCGCGCCGTGCTGGATGTACGTCGCGCTCGCCACCACCGCGTTCGCCGTGCCCCGGTCAACGACCAGGCGGACGTACCGCTCCCGCGGCCGTGTGATCTCGAGGTAGAACGTCTTGTCGTCGTCCGTGTCCGCAACAGTCTGGGCGGTGCCCTCGAGGTCCGCCGCATCCGACATATTCGCCTGGGACCCCTGCTGCGCCTTGATGCTCGTGACAGCGCTCGAGGTGATGGCGCCAAACGTCACGATCATGAGAACGCTTTCGAAGCCCTGCATGTCGACAATCGCGCCATTGATGTCGGTTGTACCGGCGGCGCCATCCGTCGGGGTGATCGCGATGCTGAGTTTGCCCTGCTTGGAAAGCTGCTGGCCGTTCATGGTGTTTTCTCCTTTGGAGAGGCGGGGCCGGGCGGGGGAACACCCGGCCCCTTGAGCGGGATGGCCCGGACGGTTAGGCCAGCTTCACCCGGACGAACGCCTCCTCCAGGACGGGCATGCCATCCGTTTCGAGGCGGCCGATGTAGCCGAACTGGTTGGTCCGCGCGTAGAGCTCGTTGAGAACCTGGATCTCCAGCTGCAGTGCATCGAGGATCCAGTAGTACTCGAAGTCGCCGATGATCCCGACGTACTGCCCCGTGGTGAACGTGTTCGGCGCGTACTCGCTCATCAGGTACGGCGTGTCGAGGATCGTGTTGGGGATGCCCCCCTGGAGGTTCGAACCGGTCCCTATGCCCGGCTGCCAGAGGTACTGGTTCTGGGAGTCCTTGAGTTTGCGGATGCGCTTGACCGTATCGCGGTGGAAAACCCACCGGGCCCGCGGCCAGTATTGCCCTTTGAGGGTGTGCTTTACCTCGATCAGATTGTCGGCCGTGACGTTCGTTGCCGAGCCGTCAGTGCTCACATCACGCGCGGTGCTGATGCCCATCGGCGACGCCGTGAACACGCCCAGCGGCTGGCCGGCCCCGGAGCCGTTCATATAGGCGTTTTCGCTGGTGGTGGCGAACTTGTACGCCAGGCGGCTGAGGACGAGTTCCTCGGCGCGGCCGGCCGTCCGGCGGACGAGCGTCCGGGAGAGCTTGGTTTCTTTGGTGAGGGGGTTCGGCTTGAGCTCGCGCTTGCCGAGCCGCAGTCCCTCGTCAACCGTCGTCTGCGTCAGCTCCTGCGTCCACAGCGCATCGTCCAGGTCGGTGTCGAGCGACACGATGCCCATGCTCTCGGACGTGGTGATGGTCTCGACGTGGCAGATCTCCCGCATGAACGTCTGATTTTTCACGTTCTCGATGAGCATGGCGGCGATCGTTTGCGGGGCCACCAGGAACCCACCCTCGGTGTCGCTGTCCGCCTGGAGCGCGCGCCGCTCGCCTCTCAGGAAGGACCGGAAGTCGCGCAGCTCCACCTCGCGCCTGTCGTCGCGATCGTCGGCCGGGGGCACGATCACAGCCGCGCGAGCGCCACTGGCGGCGGCATCGCCGTCGCTGTCGAACACCCGCGACCGGTCGTGGAAGCGCGTTTTCCGGTCGATCTCGGCCGAGTAGCGGTCGAGGTCCGCCTCCAGCTTCTCGTACTCTTCGACTTCCGTTCCCTGGAGCGAGCGCCCCTCGCGCTCGGCCAGGTCGTTCAACTCCTTCATGCGCTCCCAGTTTTTGGCGCGCTCCTCAATGAGCTTTTTCAGGTCCATGGTCATATCCCTCCACGGGCTACAGGGGCAGGCCGTACCGGCTGGCAGCCAGTCGCAGGCGCCGCCTGTACAGCTCGGGGTCCCCGGAGTGGCTCTTCGCCGGCTCAGCGGGCTCGTTGGTCTCCGGTGGCTCTTCGCCGGCCGCGGGTACGAGGCGCCCGATGCGTTCCTGGGCGCGCAGGAGGATTGGCCGAAACTCCGGCGCGATGTCGCCGGCGGTCACCTGCATCAGGAGGTCGTTGCGCTGCTCCGCCTCGAGCTCGTCCAGCCCGAGCGCGCGCACCATCGAGTCGAACTGCACAGACCGCAGCGCCGCGTCGGTGCCCTCGTACGCCGGGTACGTCACGATCGACACGTCGAAGAGCTGCGCCTCCTCGATCGTTCGGAGCGGGATCTTCCCGCTCTCATCCCAGGTCTCCCGGATGGCCCGGAACGCGATGCTGCCCTGGTTCACGTCGCCCCGCTCCACCGAGATCGCCAGGTCCTGGGCATAGGTGGTCGCAGCCATGTCTGCGTCAGCCAACAGCCCCTTGCGGTCCTCGCTCAGCCGCAACGTGCCACTTTTTGACCGGGCCAGCACCAGGTTGGCATCGTGGTTGATGAGCGCCCGGACGTCAGACTCCTGAATCGTCTTGGCGAAGGCGCCCGGCGCGAAGCGCTCGAGGAACAGCCCGTAGATGTTCGCCTTCTGATTGAACACCGCGGGGTGCCACCGTATCGGGATCGACCCGTCCGCATTGGCGGCGCGCAGCTCAGCCTCGAACGAGTACCGGCGGCCGCGGCGGTCCATCTCCTCGACAAGCGCGGGCGTCAGCTTCAGTCCCACGATGCAAGCGTCGCGGCGCGCGCCGGCTAGCGGTTTGCCTCTGCATCGTTGCCGTCGCCAACGTCCGGCTCATCCTCTTCCTGCACGGTGACCGGCAGCCGCCCGGTGTGCCTGATAGGCGGCAGCCCCACCGCCTTCAACGCCTCCGCGGGGTCGTAGCCCGCCCGCACGAGTGCGCCCACGGCCTCGACCTGATCCTTCATCTTGCCGCGCAACAGCCCGCTCACATCGAACTCGAACCGCCGGCCACTCGTGAACACCAGCTCGTCGGTCACCGTCTGGTCGAACCGCACCTTGTGCGGCGTCAGCGTATAGGTCACGAACCCCTGGTTCTGTTCCGCTACGCCGGTCCCCCAGGAACTGGTCTTCTCCGGGTCCAGCATGTACGCCGGGATGCCCGTGAACCGGGATACGTCCAGGACCTGGAACTTCCGCGTCTCGATCATCTGCGCGTCCCCAGGGTCAATGCTGATCTGTTTCCACTTCAGCCCGTTCGTCATGACTGCCGTTTTCTGAGCGTTGCGCAGCCCGGTGTTGTACTTCTCCCACCGCGCCATCAGCGCCTCGGCGACGTCCTGGTCCAGGTCCTGGTCCGTCTCCAGCACTCCCGCCAGGTGCGTGCCGCTCGCGAACGTCCGGCTCGCGAACTCCTCCGCAGCGACCGCCAACGATAGCGCCGACGCCATGAGCTGCACCAGGCTCAGCCCGCGCATCCCATCCCGCCCGAACGAGGCGATGTGGCAGATCTCCCCACCATCGGTCATATCCCCGAATGGCAGAGAAGTGTCGCCATCGAGGGTGTAAAATTTGCGCCGGGTCCGCTTGTCCCGGTGGATGCGCACCCGGTTGGGTGTGATGGGCCATAGTGCGATTGGGAGTCCGAGGCCGTCCTTTTCCACGTATATGAACGCGTTGCCGTTCATGAACTCGTGGCCGATGACCGTCTCCCAGAACTCCATCGCCGATACCTCGGGGTTCGGCCGGCCCCACAGGAATCGCTCGCGCGGCTCCCGCACCGTCTCCCCGGTCTCCTCATCGATCACGCGCCGCGGAAACGAAGCGATGGTGGACGCCACCAGCACCGTCGCCCGGTACACAGCCGAGATCGTCATCGCCGAGTCGTCGGTCACCACTGGCATCCCTGGCACGCCGGCCTGGCTCAGCCACGTGATACCGCCAGCGGTCTGCACGAACGCCGGGTTTGAGGCCGGGCCCGCAGGCACAGGGTTCCCCGCCCGCGCTCCCAGGATGCGTGCGACGCTAGGCATCAGGCGGTTCCTTCCCGTTCACTGTGGGGAGCCGCAGGGCGTAGGCGTTCGCCAGGTACACCGCCTCGACGCCGAGCGCGAACAGCCCCGCAGAGGCGCCTGCGACCAGTCCGCCGAACCCGTATCCAGCGAGACCAACGGCCGCAGCCATCGCCACGAACCCTGCGCACTCGAGCACGGTCAGCATCCGTTCCCACCTCCGCATCACCATGGACGGTACTCCACATGAGGCACGTCACGGTTCAAACCGCGGACCTCAGTCCGGCAGATAGATCCGCGGCGTTTTCCTCTCCTCCGGCCGCCTCTCCATGACTCCGATGGCAATAACCAGAGCGATGGCCCCGTCGATCTTTCGGCCAGTCTCGCTCTTCACCAGCCGTTGGCCGCCGCGCGGAGTCGTTTTCACGCGTGCCGCCTTGATATGCCGCGCCAGGGCCGGGTCACCATCATGCGCCAGCCGCCCATCGATAATCGCCTCGTAGAGAGCCTGCGTTGCCGGGCACATGTGCTGGTCCGTCTGCGGCCATTCAAAGAGCGGCAGCCCCTCGTTCTCCAGGTCCTCCGCGACCCACGAAATCGCGTGGGGGTCGTATCCGCCCGCCACGATGTTCAGGGTGCGGTAGCACTCGCGCACGTATTCCAGCACCTCGTTCCGCGGCACCTTCCAATCGGCCACTGGCGCACCATCCCGGATCGGCCGTTCCCACAGCCGCAGCTTTACCGCCAGCCTCCCATCCTGCCGGGGCTGCACCACCACGACACCCGTCGAGTCCCGCTTGGTCGACGCATCCCATCCCAGGTACGCCGGCAGGCGCGGGTCGAGCTCGAACGGCGGGACGCGGCACGCCTCCCACGTCCCGTGCTCCAGCCAGATGTTCACCGATTCAACCGGCTGGTTGAGGTAGTAGCGCCGGTACTCAGACTCGGTGCGCTTCGTGAGCTCGTCCCGGTAAAACGCCTCCTGGACCGTCACGCCGAACGACGGGTTGCACTCCCGCGTGAACTGCATGTCGCGGTGGTCACAGCCCGGCGGCGCCATCCACCACCGGAAAAAGTACGTCGGATCGTGCAGTTCTCCGCTCTCCACCTGCCGGCCGTACCTGTACATCCGCAGCCATGGGGCCACCGCGTCCTCGTCCTCCTCTCCATCGTCCTCTCCGGCCGTGGTGATCATCAGGTTCAACGGCTCGTCGGCCAGGGCGAGGGCGCCGCGCAACATCCCGAAAACCTTTCGCTGGTTCGGACTCAGCCACTCATGCAACTCATCGTTAACGCTAGCGACGAGCTTTTTACCATCGAGTTTGCCACCTGCGGCGGCCACCCGCTGGATGCGCGCGTTCGGCTGGCCCGGAACCGTGATCTCCCTCGACCAGACCTCTCCGAGCGACCGGAGCGCCGGGCTATGCTCGACCATGTAGCTAACCGCCCGGAAGACGAGTTGCGCCTGGTCATCGCTGGCCGCGGCAACCGCCACTCCTGGGCTGGGGATACCGGAGCCGAACACGATCCAGCAGACCAGGGCGGCGATGAGCTCCGTCTTTCCCTGCTTCTTCGGGACTCCGATTAGCGCGGTCCGGTAGCGCCGGCGCCAGCGCCCCAGCTCCTGGTCGTAGACCTGTTCGAACAGGTCGAGGAGTAGCTGCTTCTGCCAGGGCTGCAGCCGAAACGGCTGGCCGACCCACTTGCCATCCGTGAACAGGCAGTAGCGTTCAATCCAGCGGATGACCCGTAGCCCGGCCGTCGGGAATTGGATGAGTCTGGTCCCCCCGCCGGGAGCCAGCCGGTATGGCCCAAACGGCGTCACGGGCCATGGCTCCGGCCGCAGGCGCACCAGCTCCGCGGTCATCGCTCAGCCCCTGGCTGGAGGTCCCAACCGGCCGGGATGGACCACTCATCCGGGCTCATCGATTGGTCGGCCAGTATCTCAGCAGCGTCCCGCAGCCCAGCGGCCGCCCCTCCAATCTCAATGCCGAGGCGCATCCGGTCCAGTGGCGTCAGGCCAAACTTCTCCTCCGCCGCTTTCAGGTCGCCCTCCAGGCTGGCCAGGACGTTGAACAGCGGGTTCGGGCGCACCTGGCCCCGGCTCCCGCGGACCAACTCGCGCCCAACCATCAGCTGACTGAGCTTCAGCCACCGGTCGAAGTCGATAATGTACCGGGCCAGCCGGCCCATGTCCGCGTTGCGCTCCCAGCTCCCGGCCACGTCGCTGGCCCACATCTCCCGCCAGCGCTGCTTCGCGATCGGGTGCCACCCTGTCCCATCCGGCCATGTCACCTCCGGCATCTCAGGCAGGCTCAGCTCCATGTCTGCATCGAGGAGACGTTGAATGAGATCTGACTTTAGCCCGCCCGTGGGCAAGCCCCGCTGCAGCGCCATACCGCGCAGTGTCTCGCGGGTCAGCCCCTTCAGCTCCTCGCGGCTCCACGCTTTCTGCGCTCGGCTGGGTAGGGCCACCAGGGTGGGCACCTTGCGGTGCCCTTGCAGCACGCTTGGATGTTTCTGGCGTTTTCCTGCCATGGAAACCTACCCCCGAGCGCCTATCCGCACGTGACACTCGTGGCACAGCGTCCGGCCGTTCTCCACCGCCAGGGCCAGGCGCGGATATCGTGCCAGCGGCTTGATGTGGTCAACCTCGTGGTGGGCGAGGGGGTGCGGACAGGGACGGCCGCAGCGCACACACCTGTGGCCGTCCCGTGCGAGCACCTGGTTTCGCCAGCTCCTAGCGGCAGGCCCGCCGCGGCGTTCATACCGCCACCGCGAGTAGGCCCTGGCGCACATGCGGCAACGCGAGCCGATGGATGGCTCGCCGCACGCCAGACACAGCCTCACAACAACCACCTCCGCGCAAATTCGACGGGATCATGGGCAGGCGAAAAATCTGGGGGCTGCGATGCCAGCCGGGCTTCGAGCGCTGAAGTTTTGATAGTCCCCACCCCCGGCCCGCTTCAGCTTCCCCCGCGGACGTACGGTTTGCGTGGCAACCCCAGCTGCGCCCGCAGGCCCCGCACCGCGCTCGCGGACCGGTCCAGCCTCCGCCCCAGCTCCTCCAGCCCCATTAGCGCGTCGTTCTCCAGCACGAACCTCTTCTCCTCCTCCGTCCACGGCTTCCCCTGGCGCGAGCCCTCCCGGTATGGCGCCCGCCCAACCTCCAGGTCCACGTACTCCGTTCCCACACACCCGTAGCACACCACCTCGCCATCCGCGTAACGAACCCGCAACGAGCCACATGACGAACAGATGAGCGACCGGTCGCGCCCCAGCCGGTAACCCAGCGCCCGGTTGCTCTCGATCGGCACACCCGCCCGCCGCGCCCGCCGCACCAGCTCATGCGGCGCATGCCGCGAGTAGCATCCTGCGCCGTATACATGATCCCCCAGCTCCCACGAACTCACCCAGTATCCCGCGCGACGTGCGAGGTAGAGAACGGCCTGGGCCCATACCGGCGTCATTATGGTTAGAGTGTGTACACCTGTGAGCATCTAACGGTTTGGCCCCTTGACACCGCTCATGACATGTCGATATGATCTTGTCGCGGCGGGCGCGTGACCACCCGCCGCGACTCACCACACACGGGAGGTAACCCCGCGATGGCCACACTCATCAGTTGGACGGACGAAACATGGAACCCGACGACCGGGTGCTCCAAGGTGAGCGCCGGTTGCCGCCACTGCTATGCGGAGGCACTCAGTCTGCGCTTCGGCTGGAGCACTGCCCCATGGACCGCCGCCAACGCCGCCCAGAACATCGTCCTGCATCCAGAACGTCTCCGGAAGCCCTACTCGTGGAAGCGCCCCAGCCGCGTCTTCGTCAACAGCATGAGTGACCTCTTCCACGAACTCGTCCCCGACCAGTTCATCGCGCAGGTGTTCGCCGTCATGGCCGACACCCCGCAGCACACCTACCAGGTACTCACCAAGCGCCCGGAACGCGCAGCCTCCTGGCCTGGACCGTGGACCGCCAACATCTGGATGGGCACCTCTGTCGAGGACCAGCGTGTGGTCAGCCGCATCGATGCCATCCGAGAGTGCGGCGCCCAGACGAAATTCATCAGCTGCGAGCCACTCATCGGCCGGATCGATACGTCCCTGGCGGGCATCGACTGGGTGATCGTCGGTGGCGAGTCCGGCCGCCACATGAAGCCCGGCCACCCTCGCTGGATGGACCAGGACTGGGCGCGTCACCTGCGCGACCTCGCCCTCGAAGCGGGTGCAGCGTACTTCTTCAAGCAGGACAGCGGCCAGCGCACTGAGATGCGCCCCTGGCTGGTCGAGAAGGATGGCTCGCGTTGGCAGTGGCATCAGTATCCAGGCCATCACACCCCACCTACGCGAGTCAACACAGCCGCATAGTGCGTCATCTGCTGCGCATGGCCGCCGTAGTACCCCGTCCACCTGTCGATGCGATACCCGGCGGCAGCAGCCAGCAGCTCGAGCTCCTCCCGGCACACCTCGAGATAGTTGTCATGGAGCGCGTCGTTCCCCCAGGTCAGGACGGCGCGCTCCATGCTGCGCGAAGTCCAGCCACCATGGAGCTTCAGCTTCTGCCGCAACCCATCGTTGACCACTACACCCAACTGCGGAACTGGTTCACGCGGGGTAGAAAAAAACGCCTTGAGAACGGGCCATGGGTCACCCCACGGATCCACATCCAGCAGCGTTACCGGCACCTCGCTCCCAACCCCGGCCCCGATGGCGGCCACACAGTCGGCCTGGTATACCGCCCACGTTGGGCGCTGGGCCGCGAGCGCCGCCACCTTCGCATTATCCCGTTCGAAGACGAGCCCCATCGAACAGTCCGCATAGGATGCGCGGTACAGCAACCCCTCACCGCCGTGCGTTTCGAGAACCACTGGCGCGTTCGACAGCGCCCGTCTCAACAACGCTCGGAGAGAGCTCTTCTCTCGGAAACCCGAGTTGTCCTTTCGCTGCAACGTACTCCTCCAGTATCACCCTCATGGCTCCCGCCCGGTTCATGACGCCCGTGAGGCGCAGTGCTTCCTCGAAGAGCGCGACGTCGACCGGGGTCAGAACGGCCTTCACGAGAACTTCCCGCCCTATGTTGCGCGTTTCACCTCCCTGTCCTCCGTCTGTCTGATGAGGTGAAGTGCGTTCGTTGCCGAACAGCCATGCCAGCTCAGCCTCAGTGACGCCCAGCAGCGAGAGGTCGCTTTCCGTCACCGCGAGCTCCCCGAGCAGCGATGCCAACTGGTCATCCTGCCAGTCTCCCCACTGATGGTTGTCCCTGAGCGCTCGCTCCTTTGCCAGCCGCTCCGGCACATCCTCGACAACGGCAGGGACGGCCGTCATCCCCAGGTGCACGGCCGCCCGGTAGCGCATGCTCCCCGCATAGATCGTCCCATCCGCCATGGCGAGAATCGGGCGCCGCCAGAGGAAACCTGGGTCAGCCTGGATACTCGCGCAGAGGTTCTGGAAGCGCTCGTCCTTTATGGTCCGGGGGTTCCAGGCTGCGGGCTGCAGGCGCGATACCTCCACCAGCCTGATATCCACACTCGGCTCAGCCATGGCGCACCTCTCTCGCGGCTTTCCCATTACCACCGATGCCCATAGCGCTCCTCCAACCGCCGCAACATCTCCGGCCATCCCCGCTGCAACACCCACTGTGGCGCAAGCGGTAGTGGTCCCACCCGCTGCATCTCTCGCGGCACCCCTACCTCAGCCAGACGGTCGTACACCGGGTTGTATGGCAACCCCATCCCCGCAATCGCCGCCCACACCTCATCCACCGTCCACCCTCCAAGAGGGTTGCACTGCACCCCGCGCCGGCTCCTGTAAAGCCAGCCACGACTACCCAGGTATACCCGCCGCGCAGTCGACTCGTCCTCCCTCAACCCCACAAACGTGCCGTCATACCCCACATCCCGCGCCCAGTCCTCGACCAGCCCATCGATCCTCACTGCCTCCGCCAGCGGCCTGCGCCAGTACGGCTCCGACCTCCATGGCCGAAACCACCCGGCATGCTCCGCCCATCCCAACGTCACCAGCAGCGACGCGCCCAACGCTGATGCCGCCCCGGTGATATATCCGGGTTGCTCCTCGTATTCGAGCTCATCGTCCGACCAGATCGCCACCACCCCCCGGCACTGCTCCGCGACGAGCCGCAGCACAACCAGGGAGTCCTTGCCACCAGAAAACGCCACGTATGGACGCTGACACTGGCCGAGCGCCTGCGCGATGAGACCACGGGCCCGTTCCACCTTTCGCTGGAACGATGGCAACCGCCAGCGCAGCCGGTCAGCCTCCGTCGTCGCCTTCATACCGGCATCACACACAACGCCCGGTTGCGCGGATCTCGCCCAGGCGGCACCAGCCCCCACTCCAGCGGCGCCCCGCGCAACCCATGCGCCTCCGCAAACTCGTACGGCAGCGGCCGGTGATATCGCGCCAGCCACTCATCCCCACCAGGCTCTATCGTCCACTCAATCACCTCCCCCCATCCACGCCCGATCCCGTGCCCGATGAAGTCGCACCGCCGCAACAGCCGTCGCACCTCTGCCGCATCCCCGATCGCGTGCCACCTGAGCTCCTCGCAGACCACTATCTGCCGACGATGCCGGTAGGCCTTGTATGGCCCGGCCGACGTCAGTACCGCCCGCGTCCCCTTCGGCGCATACCGGTATGCCTGCCCTTCGTCGAAGCGGCGGTGATAGTGGCGCTCGAAGCGCTCCTCGTCGCCGCCGGCCGGCATCGGCGATGAGCACTGCCACCACCACATGTCACCCCAGGACTCCCGCTGCAGCGGCAGATCAGCTACCACCAGCGGCCGGTGTCCGGTCATCCCCAGCGTCAGTTCCTCCTCCCCCAGTTCCTCCCGGAGCCGCCAGTACGCCAGGATCCCGTCCAACGACGGGCTCCATGGGTCCGCAGCGCTGTATCCCTGCGCCAGCCGCGCTATCACCACCATCGCCTCCATCTCAGTCCCTCCACTCCCGGATACCGCCCTCGCGCGCCACCCCTCGTGCGCGCAACTCGCTCATCCAGTTTCGCCCCCGCGATACCCCGCGCGAGCCGTGGAGCACCGTCACCACCATCGGCGGCTCACCCGCCCGCTTCCCCGGCACCACCGTCAACCGGAGGTCGAATCGCTGCCCGATAGCCTCGATCTCCCGCGCACGCATCGTCCACGCCGGCGTCCCGTCCGGCCGGATCTTCTCTTTCACGGAATACGGGTTGGCCAGCGCCGCCCGGATCACCTGCATCGCCTCCTCATTGCTCGCCGAGTGCCACAGCCGCTCCCGGAACCGCGCTATCGCATGCAGCGAGATATACGCCTCACTCAACCCCGCCGGCGCTGTCATCACACCCTCCCCCCGAGCAGCAGCATCATCTCCGCCCCGTGCGAATCGATGTACGCCTGGTACTGCTCCAGCACGTAGGCGTCATAGGCCCGCTTCGCCTCCGCCGCCAGCG